TCTTGCGAATTGCAGACATATCGATTGCCATATTAAATTTGTCCTTTCAAATTTTTATTTTTTAATTGTTTAATTTTTTAATTGGTATATGGATGACCAATTACGTTTTACATTATATTATTAATTTTTTAAATTTACACATTAAATTAAATTATTTTGTTCAATAAATTGAACAAGAGCTTCAGATTCTACTGATCTGAATGTTTCTGTTCCTTGAGAAATATAAAGTCTTTTAGAAAATATATCAATAGCACTAGCTATTGTATCTATATCTGAATTTTCTAGACCAGTTTTTAGCGTCTTACAAAAAATCTTAAACTTTGACGGGCTAAAAAATGTTCTATAATTCAAAGGTAAAGTTTCAGTATCGTTTAAATATTTAACTAGTTTAAATGTATTTCTTGCAAAAGACTGACTAGTAGTAGGATTATTTAGTTGCTCTAAAAATCCTTTTGCTCTTATAATAGAATTAGAGTATCTATTACCTCTAAACTCAGCATATACTACAGACTGTACACTTTGTAATTTATCAAATTCTTCACTAGGTACTTTAAAGAAAGAAGTATTATCTCCTGATTTCATATTTACAGCAATTCCTTCAATAGGGCTTGAAGTGTTTAAATTACTACTAGGAAAAATTATTTTTACTAAACTTCTTATTCTAGGTGATACTTCTCTATTTACATCTGCCTTTACAGGAGTGTCTGGATCTCCTCCTCTTCCTGTTCGAAGATTTTGTACTATACTGATTAACTCATCTATTTCATTAAGTACCTCTTCACTTATATCAACTTCAGGTGTCAATGGAATATCTTCAGGAAGTAAAACTTCAAGAGTCGAGTCTTTTCTTCTACGTTTATTATAATATTGACCAGATAGATCATTTGCATCTTGTCTAGTAAATGATCCTTCTGGCTTTATACTAAATATAGCTGCGTATTCTTTGCCGAATGGAACATGATAAGCTATATAATCAGGTTTTCTTTTGTCATTGATCACTATTTCCATTCCTAAAACTATTTCTTCACCTTTTTTAAGCTTTCTAAAATTTTCTTTAAAGGCTCTTTTAACAAGACCAGAAGTACCATCTGAGTACATAAAGCTTTTATCAAAAATATTTCCACCTTTTTCTATTAATCTATCTTTCGTAGCACAGTAAATAATATTTTTAAAAACAGGTTTACGTTTATATTTATCATATTTCCATTCAGGCCTAATACCTACTGTCATAGATTGTCCAGCTATTTTTTCTGTTGCAGAAAAAGATATGTCATCTGACACTTCACCTTTTAAATAATTTAAAAAACTAATAATTTCAGACTTTTTAAAATCTTTAATTCTTGAAGTTCTAGCTTCACTTAGACTAATACCTGAATAATAACTTAATACTTCTTTAATTTTTTTAGAAGGTCCGTTCTTAAGATACCATTGAACTGATCTTACTTTAGGTTTTTTCTTTCTTTTACTTCTATGTTTTTTATCTGTAGCTTTTGAAGACTTATAAATATTTTCTCCTTTGCTACCTGCCTTAGGTCCAGTGCCTAAAGGTGTTGAAACGCCTCCAACAGCACCACCACCCATAGAACTAAACTCGCTCAATAATTTACTAATCACTAATTCATAAATTTTATTATTCATAAAAACCTCATTAATTATTAAGTAAATATCATTTTAAGCATCTAAATCAGAAAGGAATTGTAAAAACTCCTTTTATTTTATCACTTTCGTTTTTTAAAACAGTTTGTTTAGCCATATTGACTAGAATAGCTAATCTCTCTCTATACGAAGAATAAAACTTATTTTCATCGCTAGTAAAGTCTTTAGATAATAAAATAGCTTGCCATTCATTCCATGATAATTTAATATTATAGTTTTGAGCAAACCACAAAGACATGTCTTGAATATTAAACTTAGTACAGGATTCGTTCCAATCAAAGTATTGTCCAAGCTTTTCTTTATGCCACTCAGACTCACAAATAATAAATCTATCATGTGCTAAATCACCAATCCTACCAATGTCTGATAATAGGCATACTTTTATCATTGATACTGGATTAACTTCATATCCTAGAGTTTCATTAAGTTTCTTACATGTTTTTAACAGTTCTAAAGAATACTCTACTAGTCCACCAACTCCACAAAAAGGCTCAGAAACTCTTTGTGAATATGAGCATTCTAAAATTCTTTGGCCTTGTGCTTCTATAAGGTTTAAAAAGTTTTCTGATTTTGTTATCTTTGCAAGATTTTCGTAGTTACCCCAGAGTTTTTCTAAATCTCTTTCTTTTAAATTCAATTTTATATTCCTTAATATTCCTTAATTTCAATCGGGAAGTATCCAAGTTTTTGACACATAAAGCCTTTATTGACTTCATTAATAAATTCTTTTGCATATTTATTGTGTACATCTACTATAAAAGCATCATGTAAAACAAATAAAGGTCTAATTTTATCTTTAAATAATTTAGTAAGACTGCTAAAATACATTAATGATATATCTACTGCTGTAGATTGTATGAAGTTATTAATAATTTTATTAGTTTTTTCTTCATTTAAATTTAATATTGGTCGACCATAAAAGTTTTTTCGAAATTTATTGTGATGTATTTGATTTGCAATTTCATATAATTCTATAATAGAAAAATATTCTTTTACACACTTTAAAATAATTTGTGATTTTTCTCTACTAATACCTTCAATATCAGAATGTTTACCATATAAAACTGAAATTATTGCTTTTTTAATAACAGATCTATCGATAATCATATCTAAATCTTCTTTTATTTCTTCATATATATCATTTTTACATTGCTTTCCTAATACCTTTCTTGCAACTCTAGGCTCTAAAGAGACAAAATCAATATTATATAGTTTTCCTTCACTTCCAAAAGATGATTCAAATATCTTTCTACATCTACTTGGTAACGTTAACACCTTAGGACAATTTTTAGTAACAACTAACCTACCTGTTATTGTCCCAGTTAGATTGTAATTTACTTTATTTGTAAAACCTTTTGTAGGTTTAAAAGATCTTAACGTGGATAAAATCGTTTCATTACTTTCAACTTCACAAAAAGCTTTATAAGCAATAGAATTAATCTTTATCTCTTGAAGCTTTTCTAAAAATTCTTTATACTCTAAAATTTTACTTGAGTATTTTTCTGAATCTAAAACATCAACTTCTTTAATCAACTCTTCACAATCAATTTTATATTGATCAAGTATAGAGTCAGGCAATACATTTTTAATGTCTATAGAAGAAGGAACTCTAAACATATTAATATATTTGTCATATAAACTTATTTTATCTATATCATATAATTTACTTAATATTGTTTCCATAAATATTATTTTAAATAAAAATAAAAATATTTACACGTAAATGTTAATCTTTTTGCTCAATTACAAAAGTATTAAACTGACTAAAATCTTCTAAGACTTTTTTTAAATCTAATTTTTTCTGAAACTCTTTTTTATGAATATTTTTCCCTTTGATTGTCAAAATAAAATCAGTTGAATTTAAATCAAATTTTACTGAATTAATTGCATACTTATAAGCTTTTTCTCTTTTAGGCCTCGGTCTTTTACTTCTATTTTTTCTATTGTTTGCTGCTGCTTCTTTTTTTGTTTTTTCATGTTTGATATTGATTTCGGTTTTAAATTTTAAATTTAATTCGTCTCTATAACTTCTAATTATTTTTTCTCTAATTTCTGAACCACAATCACTATAATTTACAAATCTAAAGTCAATCCCTCCACTTTTACCTTCTTTGTTAATAAATAATTCTTTGTAATTTTTAGCTTCCGGTACTGTTATTTTTAAAATAGGTGTAATATATAGTTTAATTGCTACTTTAAAAAAGTCCATGTTGTTATTGACAAACCACTCAAAAAATTTTTCAGGATCTTCAGTTTCTTTAAATATTTTATTATTATTTTTAAATAATTCTATAAATTTTAGAATTGATAATTTTGGAAAATAGTTTATTTTGTAATTTGCGAATACTTTATCTTTAATGTCGATATATATTTCTTTTTTCCTGCTTGTTAAATCAACAGGAAGACACAATATCAAATCATGTAAGTTTATAAATAATTTATCGTTACTCATAAGATGATCTAATCTATAAAAAGGTTGAAAATTTTCTTGCTTATTAACTACTCTAACATCATGAACATTTAAATAGGCCTCTCCTAATTTAGGATATTTGATTTGTAGTTGAAAACCATCTCCGAGTGACTTTAAATTGACATCAGTAATTCTATCAATTGTCTTTCCCTTTTGATCTATTCCTAATTTACTAATATTATTTTTATTTTTTTCATCATCATAGTAGAAAGCATCTTGCAAATTTTTTTTTGACTTTGTTCTTTTTCTATCTGCATCTTCATTTACAGTTCTTGTTAGCGTATCAACAACAGTTTCATATTTACCAAATGCATCACCATATGCTAACGTTAGACTTGTTGTAAACTTGCCAGGAGTCATTTCATGTTTGATACCAGTAACAGCATATTGATTATCTATAGTTGTATTTGTTTCAAAGTCTAAAAATATATATTGAGCAAAATTTACAAAAGGACAACCAAACATTGTTATGTTAGCTTGAGAAGGAAGAATTCTTAGCGGTAAATCTTGTTTATATCTTACTCTTGTTTTAACTGTATTATCATTTCTGTCTGGCCTTGTCATATAGACAGTATTTAGTTTTGCTTCGTTTATTGTAGATATACTTGCATCAATAACTGCAGAGTTACTTGAACCATAATTTATAGCGGGCATAAAAGACTTAAGCTGTTCTTTCAAAGTTGAAAAAGCATTATCAGGTCGCCCTAAAATTACATACTGACCATCTTCATATTTCAAAAACTTTGCGTCTATAAGTTTCTGTATTAATTTTTTATTTTCATCATTAAACTTTTGTTTTTGTTTACTATACTCTGCTTCTTTCTTTTTTAAAGCTTTTAATTCTATAAGTCTTTTATTTATATCTCGAACTGCGTCTTGAATTCCTCTATCATATACTTTGTTCATTATACTATTTATTGAATTAAATGGATTATCATTCCTGTCGAATAAAGATATTCTTAAAATAGTATCATTTCCTCCTGACCTTTTTGTAGTTATTGTATCAAATAACAATTTAATCTTAGGCATCACAAATTTTATTTCTGTCAAAAAAGAATCGTCATCTGAACCTTTATACATTAAATTATGTATTTTTTCAAGTCTCTCATCTATATCTTTTTTTAATTCGTCAGGCTTCTTTTTTTCATCTTTAACAGATACTTGACTATTTGAATCTATTTTATAAAAGTCCCTCATACCATAATTAACACAATATCTTGTTACAATAAACTTTTTAATTATTTGAGTCAAAAGACTTTCTAAAGTATATTGCGCGCCATTTTTAAAAAGATCAAACAGAAAAGAAGTAAGCTCTTCTTTGTTTATAAGCAAAGATGCTACGTTTTTATTCATTGCTAAACCAGCATTATTATTTAAAGTATAGCTAACAATTTGTATTTCATCATATCCTCTTGTAAATGCTAAATGAGAACCTAAAACTGCAAGTATTATATTTCCTAAAGATACATAATCAGTAAGAGAAGAATGACTTCCTCCATCAAAAGAATCTGTTCCTTTAATCGAAGAAGGATAAATTAATACTGACTCTTTTCCCTGAGGTTTGCTAAGGTCATATTTTGGCTTTTCTATTCCATCGTTTTTGTTAGTTTTGATTGTTTTTAATTTATCATTTGATATTTGTTCAACATTGTGAATATTTTCTAAATCAAAAAAAGGATCTTCTATACTTAGGCCATCTGTTAACTTTTGCAAAAGACCTTCAATTTCTTCTGTTAATTTTTTTCTTTCACCACTAACTTTACTTTGTGCATTATTAGCTAATCTAACAGTTCTTGAATATAATCTTACAAACATCCTTCTATAATTTGTTAAATCTGTAGGATTAAAATTTTCTGCAGTAACGTCAGCTAAATCGATATCCTCATTGCTTTCGGTTTTTATTTTTACATAATAATTCTTATTTTTAAATATTGCATTGAAAAATTTCCCAATTTCAGCAATTTTTTGTTGGTCATTTTTAGCATTCCTTATTTTTTTCCTTTGAGCAGTGGAATTAGCTTCTCTTACAGCATCGACTGTTCTCATAGGACGCGCATTCTTTTTAGGGTCTGAATTGTGTGAAAATTCTTTTACAATGGCATCTGCTATATTTTCAAAAAAGTCAGAAGGTCTTACAGATGTTATTCTACTTAAAGTATTTTTCTCGATACTTTTATTTGATTCTTGTATTAATTCTTCTTCTTGATCTTTTAATCTGGTAGATAGACCATCTAAATAATCTTTATCTATTTTTTGAGGTGTATTAGACTCAAAATTTATAGCTCTAATACTGACTGGTCCTTTCATTGCAATAGCAAGATCTATGTTTACTTGACCATTTTTATCAATATTATAAGAAGAATTAGTAATTATATATTTTTCATAAATTTTATTTTCTTCTAAAAACTGAGCAAAGTAATTGACTTTGTCACTAGGCTTAGGATTTTTGATTGCATCCATATGAGACCAACCATATTGTATAGCAATTTCTGCACCGAAAGATCCAAACAAATCAGGCTTTATAAATGGTGCTACTTCAGACATTCTTGATTTGTCGTGAAGTACTAAAGATAATCTACCTGTTTTAAATGACATCAGACCTTGAGTTGGTGCTACGTCTATGTTAAAACTCTTTATTGTCAGGAAAGGTTTAGTATAATCATGTATTGTATTATTTCTTTTAAATAAACTATGATTTATCGTGTTTCCTTTTTCTCCTTTTGCATAAGAACTTAAATGTCCTACATATAATTCATCAAAGTTATTAATTGTTTGAGGCATAGTAAAAGCTGATAGATTTGTTTCTACAGCCCTTTGAAGTCTATTGTTACCTGCATCTCTTACAAAGTTTGTTGAAAGTGTTTTATAGAATGGTGATGTTAATGCATCCGATGCTGAAATTGGTGTGCCATCAAGAAATTGTGTAATAGATGATGTTTGAAATATTTTTTCTGATTTTGTTTCTATGTTTCTTGGTAAAATAAATTTAACGTCTAAATAAGGCAAGCATTTACTTAATTCTATAGTGCTTAAAGAGTTTAAGAAAGTAGAAAGCTCTAGACTGTTTTTTGTTCCAACTCTCATTCGAGGATTATTCATCATCATAAATGATACACTACAACTTTTATCATCTCTTATCTTTAATTTACCGCTATCATCAACTTGATTTAAAAATTTACTAATATCACTATCAGTTTGATCACTCTGTTTTTTAAGCTTGTAATTAATAATCTCAGCTGTATTGAATACTGTACTTCTTTTTGGCAGACCATTACGTGGTACTACTATTTCTTCATTTAATGCAGGCTCTTTTAATTTTTTTTTATTTTTTTTAGTTGTATGTCCTAATAATCCAAATTGACTTTTATGATGATAAAGTTTACTTTTATTTTCTTTTTTTATGTTATGATACTTTTTTATACAAAAGTTAGTATCACTTAGATATGTGTATTCATTATCTGTAGGTGGTTTATTTTCTACAATTTCTTTATTTAAAGAAATCTTATAGTCTTCGTGTATTATTTTTACATACTCACCTATTTGATTTAATATTACTATTTGTAGACTTTTAATCTTGTTATTATCATTTTTTATACCAAGTGATATTTCGTTTCTTTTGATTTCTGTTCTTACTTCTTGACATATATGTTGAATTATTTCACTCGTAAAACTAATATCAATACTTAAAGAATGAAATGTAGTTACTAGAACTGAGGATACTAAATTATTTAATACACTTTGAAATTTTGGTTTGTCAAAATTTGTTTGACTTACAATAGTTTTAATTTCTTCAAGATTTGATTCAGAAAAAAGTCTTGAATTTAATGCTTTTGCTGTTTGTTTTTTTGGATCGTTATTATTTACAGGCGTTAAAAGTTGCTTAATGACTTCATCATTAGACATCATTGGGACAAATCTTGATATTTTTGATTTTCTTAACGAAGGAATTGACATATATTAGAATCCTTTTTGTTTTAAATTTATAATATCTTCAATAGCAGGAAAGTATAATACAACACCACTTTTAACAACTTCTGATCCTTTTTCAAGCTTTGACAAATTAAACCACCAACCCAGTCCTGATGCAGATGCTATTATCCACCAATTTAAACCACTTCCATATTCATCATGAGCATATTGGTCTAGTCTTTTATCACCAGTTGCAATTATTTTATTTTGAAGTCTTATTTTCCCTGAATCGACTAAATGATATACTCTATTTGCTATACTATTACCATTAACATCAAATCTATCTATATACATTATTAGCCCTCAATACTTTTCTTTATTTCACTATATTTTGTTATTGCTTTTTTAATTCCACTTCCAATGCCCTTTTCATCATCATGTGGATCACCAAAGAATTGATTATTGACACGACCTACATTATACACTGGAGCTCGCATCATTCCATCATGATCAATACCCGGCGGAATATCATGTATAGGTGCAAAGTTCAATGTAATCTTAACAAGCATAGGAGCTTTAGACCCAATTCTTGAAGTTTCCCAATTAGACTCATTATAGTTTACATCTAACTGTGTTATAAATCCTGCTATGCCTCTACTCATACCGCTCTCATAAGCATTCGTTATTGGGTTGTTTGATATGTTATTACCCTTGGAGTCAAAAGGTTTCATGATGTCATAAAAATTTTGTCCTATACCCACACTAGCTTTAACACCGGTTTCACACCAATCTAACTTTCTTACTCTACTTGAATCAACAATAAGCTCGGTATCACCATTTGGTTGATCTGCCTTTATTTTTACTACTTCGTTCGCATCGTCTATTTCAACTTTTTTGTCACCATCACCAAATATTAAAGCTGCAAAGCTATTACTAACACCTTCTATTTCAACTGGATTCTTTATTTCTAAATATTGCCTTTGTGTACCATCTCCAAGTCCTGTTTTTACTTTATATAGCCCGGGCAATAATTCATATCTTGTTGTAGATTCAGTATTACTCCATGTATTGTTGTATTTGGGTAGACTTCTTTCTAATCCGAACATTCTTGACAATGAAGATCTACTATAATTATTTTTTAATACGTCTCCTAATCTGATTCTAATAAGTGGAGATGCTGTAGGAACTTGTGTAAATGGAAAAGTAAACTTAGTCTTAGTATCCGTATCTGTTGTAGATAATCCTTCTGACCATTGTGGATAAACCATCGTGACAAGTTTGTTTATTTGATACCACATAAAATCATGATCTGTTTCTGATGTTGCTGCAACAGTAAATGAAAGATTAATATTTCTAGTTGTTTTAACATAAGATCTAACATCATCAATTCTACCAAATCCGGAAGCTGAAGTATATTCAGGCGTAAAAGCATCAGAAATACTTTCTATAAAAGCATGAAAACTTAAAACTTCATTTGTTCTTAAATCATGCAAATAAAAAGGCACATATTCTGACTCTAAATTGTCTTCTATCTCTTTAACTATCTCTTTTGGTATTCTTCTTTGTTCTTTGACTTTTGAGTCAATAAAGTTTTGTTCTATACTCTTATCTAAATTAATATTTTGGCCTTGAGTAGTGCTATAAACCAAGTGATTTAAAAAATTATAACTTAAATTTAAAAGTTGAGGAATTGCCCTTAATCTAGTTGTCATCCCAGGTTTATAACCTTCAGAATCTGAATTGCTATATTCCCAACCAGAATCCCCAAAAGATGATAGAGCCTTATCTTTTGTTCTGTGACCTGATACTCTTGTTAGTGGTCCTTCTTTATGAGATGGATTTAGATAAGTTTTACCATGAGCATACCTGTTGACTATTTTTAAACCTACATTTATTCTTTCTATTGCAAATCTAACATAATAATAGTCAAACTGCACCAAGAAACTTGAGTCTTCGTTTTTCTTAGCTTTAAATAGATTGTTTTTCCATGCTCTTTCCTGCCTAAATTTTTTAATAAGCAATGCTAATCTTTTTGTTGAAGATTTTTGAAGCAAAATAGATGCTATAATTTCAACTGTAGCAATTGCTATGTTGGCTATGTGTGTTAAACCTAAAAAAAAGTTTTCATTTTTCAAAGGATTTAAATCATAAAAGTTTTCTAAATTTTTTGATCCTGTGCTATTTCGACTAGCAGACTCGAGTATCTTTTCTAAAAATACACCATCGTCAGCTGAAAACCATGAAGCAAAGCCTACGAAAAAAGAAACCATTCTAGTTCCAAAAGATGAATCTGCTTTAGGATAATTTAATATAGAAAATAAATACGTTGAAACAATATCATATTCAACTATAGAATGTTTCCCTATTGTTAAATGAAATTTTTCTACTGTTGATGTATTGTTTGATGAAAAACTAGCTATTGCTGAATTTATTAGTGCAAGACCTTCCATGATACCTATTAGTAATATAATTTCAGCAAAATAATCAAAAATAAAAGCAAACGTATCCTCGTCAATACCTTCACCTACTATTAATCCAGTATAACCTGTAAGCATTTCAAATTCTTTTGCAAAATATGCACCATTTTCGTTACTAAAGTGATACATTGGTTTAAAAGAATCTTTTGTTTCAGAACCTGTTCCAAACGAAGGATCGCTCGGGCTTTCGTTTACAACTAAATTTTTAAAATCATCAGAGTCTGCATCAGCAAAATAGAAATCATCAGATACAAGATTAATATTTTTTCCATCTGATAATAGTTCACTTTTAGCAAGTTCTGATGATATGCTGTATATATTATTATCACTGCTATCAGAACTAAAATCCTCATATTCTGCAGAATCATCATTTTGTTTTTTTATATTTCCAGAGATATCTAGAATGTATTTAATTGACATTATTATTCATCCTTGATTATTTTATCATTGATCTCATCAAAGTTAACGTCAGATAAACGTCGTAACATATTAAAGTCTTCTGGTGATGCGTCTCCTTTAGACATTTTTTTGCCTAAATCATTAAGTCGACTTTCAACTTTTTTTTCTAGATAAATTTGTAACTTTTCTTTAGGCACGCCAAGTTTTTCTGCAAATTTATCGCTCATAATATTTAATATGCCACTTTTTTTAATTATGTCCTGTACATTTATTTCTTTCATAAGTTTACTCTTTCTTTATATATTAATAGTCATAATCATTTGCAGGAAACATACCCGGCTTGGCATTGCTTAGTGTATCCATGATACAAGCCTCAGGCGCAACTCTTGAACCGTCTGGTGACATATATCTTGTATCCATTAAAATTTTAAGAAATCCACTTTCTTTAAACATAGGCATTAATGTTTTTATAAATTCTGGAGTTATAGGTATAGTATAATCACATTGCTTTGGTTTTTTAGCTTCTTCTTTTATTTTATTTACGTTTTCTTTATGCTCTTTAGCTTTATTTGTTGTAATCCTATAAGGAGATTCAATACTTGATGATGAATAAAGTGAATTAATATCTGAATATATGTTATTAGCCTGTCCAGACATTGTTGCAATATCTGACATCATTGATACTGCTACACCTCCTGGTTTGGCTGCAATTGTATTTGAATTTATACCACCACCATCATTAACTTTAGTTTCACCGCTAGCAAATCTTGTACCTTTGTGATATAAAAATTGTTCAACAAAAAACGGTGTATGTCCAAACCACTTGTTGTCATTTTGGAATGCTTTTAAGTCATAATCTTTAGTAGTATGTTTGTAATCTGCACTCTTCTCATGCCAAAGTTTAGACTCAGGAAGTGCAGGCTCTTTTTTATTAGCTTTGTTTGCAAGAAATTCACCAAAAAGTTTATAGTAAAGACTAGATTTTGTAAAGCTATCTATATCACTTAATTTGTCAGACATTTTATGAATATGACGAGCGAATGTACCTGTGAGTATTTTATTTTTATCATATCTATTAAACCACTCGTCATGCCTTTTTATGCCTCTCTTTTTTTCTATTTTCTCCATCATCGATGCATATTTTTTAGAATGATTTTTGTAGAATGATTTTAAAGCGTTATCAAATTCAATTCTTTTACCATCTCGATCCATTGCAACAGCAGGATCAACATCTAGTATATTATTACTCTTTCCTACACCACCGGCGCCTAAAGCACCTTCTATTATTGACAAATGTTCATAGTCTGCTTTAGTAAATGTATTACCTTCTGCTTTAGCTCTTAAAGCTGCTATTGCACTAGACTCTTTAGAACCTCCCTTTGCTTTGTCTCCAACCTCATCCATTTTTAAAACAGCACTTTTTTGAGATGCAGAGTCTGCAATATTGAATTGTGATGCATCTGTAAATCCTCCTCCCTTCCTTATATCACTTTTTTTAGTATAGCCTGCTTTTCCTCTTTGCTTTTTTGTAATTACATCTTGAATTGATTCTCCACCAAATATATTAGGGAATATTTGACTACCTATTTCCTTTAAAGTTACCCAAAAAAATCTGATTACATTTCCAAATATCCCAGACATTTGTTCGAACAACCAAGTTCCAAAAAATGCTAGCTTTCCACCTCTAGCAAATAATCCTCCTAAAGCTTTACCTATTCCTTCTGCCATGTCAATCATATCACCTGCATCCCAATCGAAAAATGATTCTAAGATATTTTTCTGACCAGTCTTATTACCAATTTGATCTAAGTCAACTTCGTCTATTATATGATTAAGCAAATTAACACCAGAAGTTAATAATATAGCAGCACCCTTTATTATAGCACCTGCAGTTAATCCTGCAACGTCAAAAAACTTTTCAAAATTACCAGTATTTCCTGTAAATATATTGTCTACTCTATTTTCAAAGTTAGACATTAATTTTCTAACTCCTTTTTTAGTTTTAACAAGCTTATTAAAAGACGCCATCGTATAACCTTTATGGAAGTTTTTCATTACAGCTTCGTACTCTTTTTTAATGTCAGGATTTTTAGCAGCTTCTTTTTTAAAGTTCTTTAGAAATGCTTGAAATTTTGCTGAAGTTGTTTTTAACTTAGGAGATTTTTCCATATATTTTACATACAAATCTTTTACAGTTTGAGAGCTACTTCCTTTTATATCTTTTTCTATTACTGTTAAATCTGTTGCTAATTGTTTTTCTTGTCTAGGCGTCATTCCTGTAAGATTCTTTTTCAATTCATGAAATATTCTATCTGAACTTGTTACGCCAAATAAGTTCATTGCTATCTCGCCAAAGCCTTCTACTAAAGAAGACAATCCTCCTGTGAAAGCTTTTGAATTAAAAATTTCATTCATTGTATCAACGATAATTATTACAGGTTCCATCAAAGCATCAATTGTATCACCGTCTAAGTTTGCCGCAAAGTCATGAATCATTTGATATGTATTACTTAGAGACATAAATGCTTCTCTAGCTTCTTTTGATGCAGCTGAATTCCTACCTAGTCCTTTAAGAAATGCCTCAAATGGACTTGTAAAAGTCATAACCTTTTGTAGCTGACTAATAGAAGAACTCAATTCTTTTATTGCTTTAAGCTGCTTAGCTTCTGGAGTCTGATCTTTCATTGCATCAACAGCTTCTTGATGTGTCAAGCCTTGATCTCTTAAAGTCATTAATGCTTTAAGACTTTCTTGAGTCATACCTGTTTGGTCTGCCATTATTTCTTTTTCGAATCTGTTTAGCTCATCGAATGTTCTGCCTGTTGCAATCATTGAGTTTCTAAACATGTCGATAATCTCTATCGGATTTTCAGCTTGGATTATCTCCATAGCATCTAAGTTCATTCCAAAAGTCTGTGATAACATTGCAACCGAGTTTGCTGCATCTTCAAAAGTATTAAACTTTTTAAACACGTTAGATGCATCTTCAACAGATATTTTCATTTGTGTTAATCTTGCTGTAGTTTTTAATAGCTCTTCGTCAGATAAGTGTCCATATAATGCAATATCAACTCTAAGTTTATTAAAGTTTTTGCCTAATCTTTTTAAATCAACACCATATTGTTTTGAAATGAGATCAGTTTGAATAGCCATTGACGTTAATCTATCATTTAAACTTATTAAGTTGACACCAGCATCTTGTGCATAATAAGCTATTTGTTCATCTTCTAGTCCTATAGCTTTTTTTATTCTAGTAAAGTGAAATAGAGAGTCTTTACTGTTAGTTATAGAACTTCCAAACATTTCAGAATAATGGCCCATAGCTTTAATTGCACTTGTTGTTTCTTTAATCATGTTAGCAATACCAGCAGCACCCATGTCAAAAAGTTTGACTGCTTCAGAGTTGACTAACTCAAACTCTAATAGCATACCTTTTCCCATATTTGTCATTTTAGTAATACCTTGACCAATACCAGAAAAAGAATCAAAAAATTCTTTTGAATCTTGAGCTGCTTGTCCTATAGTTACAACAATATCTTCCCTAAGTGCGTTTCCTACTTTTACAACATTATCTAAAACCATAAAAGGAAGAGTAAGCACAGTTTTTACAAAAGTCGTTGCTGCTCCTATTAATGATCCTAATACTTTTATTAATCCAAAACCTGCACTTAAAACTGATTTAAAAGTTTTAATCCAACTTTTTCCAGCTTTTTCTGCTTCTTCTGATGCTTTTGCAAATTCTTCTTGTGTCTCATTAAATTGAGTTGCTTTTTTGTTTAAATTGTTTAAACTAGATAATTGCTCTTTTGTTTGTTTTTGTTGAGCAGAACTAAATTTCTTATCTTGATCAGCAGCTTTTTTTAGTGATTCTTGTGATTGCTGTGATGCAGTTTGATGTCTTTCTGCTGCATCAGCTAATCCTTCTGTTGCATCAGCAGCTCTTTGATATCTTTTATTTGTTTCATCCATATAAGTCATAAAGCTATTAAAGAAATTACTGACTCCTGGATTATTTGAAACTGATTGCATATTTTGCATAAAATTTTGTAATGTTTGATTAATAGTATCAGTATTGGTCGACAAACTATTAATATTGTCGCTAGTTTTTTTAAATGATTCTGATATCTGTGTCGCAAATTGAGCTTGAGTTCTAGAATGGTCTGCAAAAGTAGACAGTCTTGTATTTACTGCAGCTAAAGACTTACTAAGTTCAGAAGCAAAGTGTGTTTGTTGTCCTAAATCTATATCATCACTTGACATTATGCTTGTACTTTCTTTATGCCTTTTTGATTAATTGCTATATCTCTATTTATGCTAATATCGAGAGTTTCGTAAACTAAAGTCATTAATTCATCAATTAAATCATCACTAGCTACATACTCTTCTCTATTAAAATTATTTTTTTCTGATTTAAGAACTGATATTGCAGTTACAACTTCGTTGTAAGCCTTACCAACATTTGAAAATACTGAAACTAATCCAGTCTGGTCAGATTCTGATATGTTTATTAACTCGTCTAAAGAGTGAGGCACTATTATTTTACCATCATTTGTAAACAACTTTAAACCATCTTGTGATAAAATAGAGTTAATATTAGATAACATACCTCCATCTTTAATTGTTAGCGTTTTACCTGTAGGACCGTGTGTAGAACCAAAATTATTATAATTATCTATATATTTTTCTGCAATCATTTGTGAAACTGGTAAAACTGAAATTTCTTTGAAAGCATTGACGAGTGCTATATTATGGTACTTAGGCGTTTTACTGCCTGTGTACGTTTTACCGGACTTCATTGTACCTTTAGATATCTGGTAGTATTCTTTGTCTAAATCGTCCATTTCTCCAAATTTCATTACACCACCCATCATTTTTAATAATTTGCTATTTAACTTTATATCATATTCTTTTGAACTTAACACAGCAATAGCCTCTAATTCTTTGTTAACAATATCTTTTTCTTTAATTCTTTCATATTGATCATAAGCAAGCATTGACTCGAACCACCTAGCTTTTTTTATAGCTTTCATTATACTAATAGCTTTTGCAAATGTTACTTTTCCAGATGTAGGTGCTGAGTTTATAGCATCTCTGTAAGGACCTGATTTGTATTTATTTTTTAAGCTTTTAACTATATTTTTTAAAGTCAACCCGTGGATTGAAGCCATATTTTGATCTGTCTTTTTAGTCATTTGCGCAGTTACATTTGCAGTAAATCTTTTCATACCCATTCCTTGCGCAAATTGCTTTAATGCTCTAGCTTTTGCCATATTTTGTCCATCATCTAAAAAGAACCATATTGCTCCTCTTACTTTGTCAGGAGTTGAAGTATCATCATATATGTCAACAAGCATTGAACATAATCCAGATACAACTCCTTGTGCAAGAGTCTTAAATATTGAGTATAGCTTTGATATAAGCAAGCCACCAAATTTCAATGTTTTCCAAGTTTGGGATGTTAGTTTTGCTAAAGAGCCTGCAAGACCATCTACGATTTGTGATTCATCTTTTTTTGTTATTCCTAACCAGTTTAGTAAAGTAAATTTTTCTCCTTGTTTGTAACCAAAATATTTTTGATGCATATTAGCGATAGGGTTTGCCATATTGTCGTATGCTTTGTCTATTGTTCCATTAAGCATATGAAGAAATACAGTCAGTGCAATACCTGCTCCTTTTATTATACCACCCATCATTTTCCTACCAATGTCAAATATTGTTCTAATAGGTCCAGACCCTTCTTTCCATAAATCTTTAAATGCTTTTGTAGTTTGTTCTATTTGACCTCTTACTCCTCTATTATCTTCGAATGACTTAACTCCAATGTAATTGTCAAGCATCCCTTGAGTATGCTCATAAACTCCATCATTAATTTTCTTTATAGACTTTTTTCCAGCTTTCGTATTCATATGAAGAGAAGCATTTTTCAATTCTAATAAGACAGACTTAGTAGCTACTTTTTTTATAATTTTTCCATCTTCACTAATTACATTTTTATTTTTTAAATATTTGAATACTTCTTTGTCACCAGAAGATATTAGTTTTTGAACTTTTTTCCTTAAATCTTTCATGTCTTTTTTTGAAGAGCTCAGACCAGATTTTTCAATAGCATAAACATCGTCTAGAGTTTTATTAATACTATTATAACCTCCTCTTTTAGTCAAGCCACCTGTAACATTTGACAATACTTTAGAGAAAGCAGCAGTACCTCCTGAGAGTAGATTTTTAAAAGCTCTTCCTTTAAACACACCATTTATTTTATTTAATATGATAATAACAGGTGTAGTTATTGATTTTATTGTCTTTTTATCTAAGTGCAAGCCAAATCTATAAATGTTTTCGTATACTTTACTTAGTGCTGTTGCAATGCGTTTTGCTCGTTTAGATGCAGCAGCATTTTTACCTAAACCTGTCATGAATGCTTGAAAAGGGCTAGTAAAAGTCAAAACTTTTTTAATTTCAGAAACTGAAGATGATAAACCTTTAATTGCGTCTATTTGTTTTTTTGTAGGATCGTCATTTGCAACTCTTTGTTTTGCTTCTGCATAAGTGAGTCCCATATTTTGATATGTCATTAAAGACTTCAACATTGCATCAGACATACCAGTAGTTTGTTGCATCAATTGTTTTTCATGTCGATTTAGATCATCGTAAGCCTTACCTGTAGCAAACATTGCATCTCTAAACTGGTCTACTATTTCACCAGGATCTTTAGCAGTTAAAAGACTCAATGCGTCAATATTCATACCAAATGATTGATATAACATTGCTGATGTTTTGGAAGCATCTTCTAAAGATTTGAATTTACCAAAAACACTTGTAAGATCTTCAGCACCAACATTTAATTGTCTCATTCTTGCAACTAAGTTTGACAAGTTCTGATCAGACAAATGACCAAAATCTTTTATGTTTGTTCTTAGTTTTTGCATGCCAATACTAACTTGTTTTGTATCAACACTGTGCATTTTAGCTGCAGATTCTATTGTTTCTTTTGATCTTTCTAATCTATCAAAAATATTTTCTACGTGAACTCCTGCATCTAATGCATAATATGCTACATCTTTACTTGACAGACCTAATCCTTTAGTTGCATATACTAAATACTCTGCACTTTCTATACTGTTTGTTACTTGATGACCAAAAAGCTCTGCTAGCGGTCCCATATCATCTATAGATTTTCCTACATCTGTAAGAAATTTTTGTGCTCCTCCTGCGCCCATTCCAAATAATTTTACAAGATTAGATCTAGGATCTTCAAAAGCTTTTAATGAACCTATTGTAATGTCTCTTAAGTTTGCGATTCCTTGACCTATCAAAGAATTTGCGTCTGCATATTCTTTTGTTGCTTGATATGCACCACCGATTCCTTCAATAATATCTTGTCTAAATGCATTACCAATATTAACACACTGTTTTGCTAGCATTAAAGGTAATGTCATAACTGTTTTGAAAAAAGTAGCAGCCATACCAATCAAAGAACCTACAACTTTAAATACATTTTTTAATATCATTCTTGGTATGTCAATAAGTAGTGACCACCCTCCAGTAGAAGCTGCCCTTGTAACGAGTGGTGAAGACTTAAACTTTTCTATTAAGTTATCCATTTCACTAGTTGCATCTTCAAAAAACTTATCTAGTGTTCTTAAGAAAAGACCTTTTTCCTTATAAACAATAATTCTTTGTTTATAAGCATTTTTCATTTCTTTTGTTCTTCTATCTCTTGAAGAATTCATTCTATCTTGATCATCAACAACTTGATCTAGTGAAGATTGTGAACTATCTAAAGAATTCCCTATTTCTCTTGCAGCTTTTTCTAAACTTTTTGAATCATTATTAAAATTATTTTTCATCCTGCCAGAACTAATTGCTTCTTCAAAACTTTTTGAAACATTACCAAGATCTCTAGAAAGCTTAGAGAAATTATTGCTAAATCTTTCTACAGCGCTGTTAAGCTCATTAGAAATATCTAATTGACTTTCTAGAATTTTATTTATATTTCCAGAGTCACTTATAATATTATCTAATGAGTTTACAAGTTGCTGCCCCATTTGAGCTTGAACTTGTAAATTATCAGACATCTTATAGTCTCCAAGTAATTCCAGTTAAACTTTGAAATTTATTTGCTAGCTTATTTTTTTGTTTAACTAAAACTTTTATCTTGTCAAAATCTTTTTGTTCATCTAAAGTTTCTTTTAATTTTTTAGTAACATTTAAAAGTTCATATAAACAATCAACTTGAGCGTCATTAGCATTTATAGATACATCAACATCTTCACCTATAATGTATTTAGCAGCAATACGATGAAGCATTTTTTCTTTATTGGCATTCATATTTTATAACCTACTTTATTAAACTTGTATGTTTATATATATTAACTAGCTAAAAGTCTTCCTAAAAGATCTTCCTCCGCTAGTATTTCTTTGTGAAGATGAATATGCCTGCTGTTGATTTTTCTTAGCTTCTTCGAATTCTTTCTTAAGTCTACCAATGAACCAGAACCTTTGCCAAACTGGACAACTATAAGCGTCTTTATAAGTAAAACCTAAGTGATACACTAAAGCAAATATCTGTTCAAGGTATAAATCTTTATCATTCGGTGTCAGGCCAAAAAAACGCGGCACCCATAGGAAGGCCTACCTCGCTTTGCTCATGACAGTGTGGACAATTCATCCAAGATTTCATAATGATTCCAGGCTCATGCTTATCAAGAAATCTTCTCAATGCTAAAGAATCTCTAGCAGGCAAGTTCTTAACAAAAAACGAAAGTTTATTTCTATCTGTAATTCCATCAACACTGATAATTGATCTTGAAAGTCTATCAGTAATCATTGATTCAACTTTCATTCCTGATTTCTTTCGCCTCTCATTAGTAATCATCATGTCACGTTCATCTTCACCTGTTAAGAATTTAACTCTAACTGATTTCTTAGTTACAGGAAGTTTAACTTCAAATAAATTTTGTCCCGGTGATACAGGTTCAACTTCGAGTCTTTTAATTTCTAATTCTGATAAGTCAAAACTTTGTTTACTTTTTGCAGAGCATTCAGGACATTCAACTTCTACGTCATATTCAGCGCCATATCCTGTGATTCTTAACGATACAAGTAAAGCATTTCTGTCTCCTGATATTAACTTGTCTGGGTTGATTGACTTGTCAATAATGCAAGATGAAAGCAGTTTCGTTAAAACTGTTCCATTTTTGATATATGCTCTTGAAGTTAAAATATCTTCTTCTTTTGCAGTCATAGGTTTAATGTCAACTGTGTCTTTGCCAAATAGAGAACCACCTTCAGAGTAGATTATACCTCTTGAAGGTAAAGGCACACTCTCAACTGGAATCTCAAATCCAAAGTCATCTCTCATAACATTAGAAACCTGTATTGGTCCTTTATTATCAATCTGATTTGGTCTTACTGGAGTATCTAAACTACTCATATACTACTATCTCCTTAAACTGTGGGTTGTACAACTTCTGTAGATGACTGTTCTGATATCAAACTCAGCTCACTTAATATATCATCTAATTCTAAATTAATAATATCATTATTATTATCTTTGTTTAATTTTAATATTATTGTTCCTCTAATTATATAGTTCTGTAAGTCTAAAATAAAGCTATCATCTAAATCACTTGGTAGATTAACTATATAATCAAAAAGTAATTCTCTATCTTTTAAACTATCTAATATATTATTTAAATGAAGTTCTAATATTGAATATAACTTTTTTGTTGAAGAATTTTGAGAAAATAATACAGGTGACATCATTCCTACAGGTGTCTTTGTAAACAAGTTGTACTTAATTTCTTTTTTTATAATGTTTATTTTTCTTATATTTTCGTACTCACAAAAAACACTTTTTCTTACTTCATAAGATGTATTGTCACTAAGTAAAGATAGACCCTCACTAGCTTCAGGTATATACAAAACGTTTATTTTATTACTTCTAAAATAAGCAATATCAGATTCCCAAGAATCACGATTTCCTGATAAACTGTTGTTTAAAAGCTCAAAGCTATAATTATTAATACTAGAAACAAGTCCTGAAATTTTGGTTTCTGTTTTTGATGTTTTATCAATTGCTAAAATAACAGGATCAAGTTTTCTTTCTATTTCATTGATAGGATTAGGGTCTGGAATTGATCCTCCTGATTCGTTAGTAATATTAGGTAAAGTTTTTGTTGCCTTTAAAGTTCCTAAAATAGGTAGGAAATATCTACTATCTGTAGAATTAGGTCTGATTACTATATTCGAATAATTTTCATTTATATCATAATCAAGAGCAGGAACTGATTCTGATACATCATCTCCTTCTCCATTAATTACTAAAACTTCTTTTTCTTTTGTTTTTATTGCTACTTTGTCTAAATAATAATTGCCGTATGAATTATTGTTATCAATTTCAGAAAAATCTTCAATAATAGGCTCATTATAATTTGTCATATCATTAATGAAAATAATATTTTTTTTGCTTTCACAAATATCAATACATTTTGTAGCTAAATTTAAATTACTTATACCCGGTAAAACAAGTATATCTTCTCCTAATATACTGTCTGTTGCAACATCTATTGCTGTATTATAAGCATTAAATATAGGATTTTTGTATAATTGTATATTAGGATCTTCACCCTTTACTTCTCTAGAAAGTCCGTTGTTATTCATAAGTCTTTTATCATTATCTCTTATGTCAACACCGTCAAAACCACCATAAGTAAAAAAGTCAAAACTTAACTTATCTTGAAAAATATCAATTAAAGTATTGTCATTATCCCACATGTCAGGACTGTCAAGATTTATATAATTTCTTCCGTCTTGTTGATGACCTTTTCTAGAGTAATATAGATCTAATTTTGGATCAACATCAACTATCAGTAAATCATTATTAAAACAAATTTTTTCTAAATGAAAAAATGAGTTTAAAAAAGTATCATCTTCTACCCAAATATTTTTAGAAGAAGTTTTCATTCCATTTAGAAAGTATTTTGAGTAATAATAGTGTGGAGATAAAATATATTTATTTGTGTTTGATGAACTTTCACTTCTACCGTAACTTTCTAGCAAAAAATATCTACTGATCGCTCTAGTTTTTGTTTCATGTAGTCTAGTATTTAAAAAAACTACACCCCAATTATTTTCTATTGAACTTCCTCTTCCTGTTACATTATCAGTAATATAGTTTGTTGAATAAAATAAAGGCATTTGATTAATAGTTGTATTTTCCTGATTGAATATTTCGCTATAATCGGGAAATGCTAAAGGGTCTAGTTTTATATGTGGATAAGCTCTAAATCCAGAAGGTATTAACTCTGAACTTATTTTTTTGTTTTTAACATCTGGATGAACTTCAACTCTCAAGTACTTATTTCTTCTTGGATAAGTAATTTTTGATTTTATTTTTTTAGTCGCTAAATCATAATATACATTTTCATCACCAAATATTCTACATATATAATATTCACTATTTGGATTTAGATCTATATTTGTTATATGATCTAACTGATTAAAACTATTGTTTCTAGCTTCATACTCAAATAAAAATATTTCAAACTTTGAATATTCATTTGTGTCTTTATTACCCTTAGTAGTTATATTTATTTTTATTCTAAATCTATTTCCTACTTCACCATCATCTAAAGAATAAAATCTAAATAAATTAACAACCTTTTCATGGATATTTTGCCTATTATCTTCTAATTCGTGTCTATTAACCGGTTGACTAGTAACCCAAGGTGTTTTAGCAGTTTGAAATTTTGCTTCAAAAGAATTATAATCAGGAATTAAATTATTATCTAAAGTATTGTAATTTCTAGTAGTTAATAGTTTATGGTCATGTTTAAAATCTAACATAGGTGCTGAAGCTTTAAAATCAGCATATACTATATGTCCTCTTTCTAGAAACTTTTCTGGAAAATAGTTCATATTAGATATACCATTGAAATTTCCAAAGCTTTGAGGTTTTGTAATATTCTCTGAAATAGATTTTGTTACAACTTTATTTCTAGTTTTGTTATCTAAATCTATATCTTCATTAGAGTTTAAACCTGTCATATCTAAGTAAAGTTCTGCAGTTGTTGATGATTTTTCTTGAGAATTATATGTTGAAGCTGTTTCATTCAAAGTATATGCGTCAGGATCTACATCAATCATTGAAGGTAATATACCATCAGAACAAATAATTAACTTTTCTATAAAATAATTACTATGATCAGATTCAAGACCTAATTCTTCAAGATAATTACTTGCTATATTATTCCATACTTTATCTTCTCTTTTATTTAAAACAAAAGTAACATTTCCTTCAACACCTCCTTCAATAGCTTGAGGGTTTCTAGATTTAGTTAAATTATCAATACTTCCTCTAGAAATTCTATTTGAAGCGTTGAATCCTGCTCCTATATACATGTTTTCTTCGTTTTTAATTCCGCTTCCTATTCCTAATATTCTAGTAAAAGTTGCTTGAGTTTTATCACCAGATAACCACGTATTAATTGCATCATAGGATTGATTATCGCTTAAGTAAGAATAACTGTCATATAAATGAGCATGAATATTTTTTCTTTCTGGCCCGATAATATTTTCTAAAGAATTAAATACTTCAAATTCCTTAGATTCTTCACCAACTGTTAGTGTAACATTTTGTAAATTTGTTATGTTTTGAGGAACAAATGCTTTTCCTTTATAAGCTGGACCTATTACATTTAAAGTATCACCTGTTAAGCTTTGAAATAGATCAATAGATGCGGCTGAGATTATTGATCCAATTCTTGCTGATACATCTCTTTTAGAAGTATTATTTGACATATCTAACCTTTTTTTAATTTAACTTAATTATATATATCAAATACAAAAAAACTCGCTTAAGTTGTAGAACAACAAAAATTGCGAGTTTTATTGAATTTTTGAATAAGTTATGTGATTAGGTATTAATATTGTAATACGCAGTTATCAAATCTTAAAGACATTGTAATCTCTTGAGGTTCATCACCATCATAAGAAAGATCACCAAAACCTGCCTGTGTAAGGAAGGCGCCTTTAATATCCCATAATTCTACAACAGTACCTACTGGATCAAGCATTTTAAGTTGGCAATCACGCTTATAAAAATCAGCATAACCAGCTCTACCGCTTACAGACTCAAAATGAGTTCTAACCCATTCCATAACTTGTTGTGCACCGCTAGGTGCGATTGGATCATGTAACGTCACTGATAGTGTGTCAAATGTTGTTTTCCCTGCTAAGTATCTTGTACTATTAATGAAAGGTATTGTTGTTTCATTAGTTGTATAAGATGGTCTTGCAGCACTCTTAATTAAAAATGCGTCGATACCCTCAATAGCAAAAACCCATCGGTTCTTTCTTTTAGGTTCAAACTTATTAGGTATCATTTCTGCGACTGATAGTGTCTCTGCCATGTTGTT